TCTGCCTCGACACTCCAGCAAGAGCCTCAACGCCCTCTTCAACTGCACCAGCACCAGCAGTTCCAAAGCCAGCGCCAAGAACGCCACCAATAAACGTACCTATACCCGGAAGTAAAGCTGTGCCTAAAGCTGCGCCACCAATTGTACCGCCAACACCACCAGCAATGTCTGGCACTCTACCAGCTAAATCAGCAAAGTCGTAGCGAGAGAACCCCTCTTCATCAACAAGAGTGTCCTTCTCAAGCTCCATGCCAAGCTTTGTGCCACCTTGTTTGGTTATGGCTAATCTACCGCGATTGTCACGGGTGTAGTCACCTTCGCCAAGCCCATAAAGCTTTTGAAGCTGTGCTTCTTCTTCCCCTGATGTCTCAGCAGTAGATAACAAAGCTCTTAATTTAGCGTCTTTAATACCAGATGATGTGTCAAACAATTGTTCTTGTTGAGCAGATTTACCAGCAGACTCTTGTGCTTTAATTTGTCTTCTTTTATCACGAACAATATTAGAAATCTTAAACTGTTCTTCAATTGTTGGTTTATCACCAGCAAATTCAAACTTTAAAATTTCGTTTGGAAGTTGTACGTTTATTTCACCCATAACGGCTCCTAAGAAATTTTATAGCTTATGGTTTTTATACCAGTGTCTGGGTCTGTGAATATGTTGGCAGAGTCTTTTCCAAGCCCAATAGACCCCATAGCAGCTTCTTGTAATTTTGCTTGAGTTTTCTCGTAAATGTCATCATTAAAATATCTGTCTTTATCTCCATACTCTGTAAGAGCCATTTGAAACGCTTGAGTCGAAGATTCAAATATTTTTCTTGTTTCTTGCAATCTAAGTATTGCTTCTTGAGGATTAGTAAAGAAATTAACCTGACCTAAAGACGCTGCTAATCTATCAATATCAGTATTTGAAATTCCGTTTCCAGTTTCTTGTGTTAAAAATCTTTTGTATTGAGCAATAATTCTTTGTTTGATTGCGTCTGCCTCGGCTACAGGGCCAACATTTTTTCCACTTTCATCTTCATTTAAATTTAAACCAAAAGCAGCGGCTCTTTTTTGTACAAATTCAAAAAGTTGTTGTCCTGCCAAACCGCCAGTAGTAGAGGCTTGAGAAGCCTCTGTGATCAAATTAACCATTTTATCTATTGAAGCGGTTCCATCAAGAGAATCAGCATATCCTTTTGCAATCAAAGGAACGTCTGTTAAGGGTTTGGTAAATACTTCGCCTCCAGTGCTTTTTCTATTAGCAACGTGCATTGTAATATTCTTTTTTGCCTCTACTGGATTAAACATTTTTTCTCCAGTAAATTCATTTTGAAGTTTTGCAATATCCGCATTGCCTTTAGCATTTGCTGCCGCAATTTTCCCTTCATTTTCAAGTCTTACTTTTTGCATGTCGTACATATGCTCTTGTTGAGCAAGCAATGAACTTGATAAAGCACTCATTCTCTCTTTTCTAAGTTCTTGTATATATTTTTGTTTCGTAGCTAATTTAGCAGCTTCCGCTGTTTTATCTTTTGATATTTGATTAAGAGCGTACTTCCCACTAGCTAATTGAGCCGCACGAGCTTCTGATTTTGCTTTAGCTAATAGCGGTTGAGCTTTTTCGCCAGCCGCTCCGACTGCGCTCAACATATTACCTACATCAAAACCTTTTCCAGCTTTGTTCTGCATGAGGGCTAGACCAAAAGCCATTAAAGCTTGTGATTTATCCACCTGTCCAGATGTGTCTATACCAGTAGCTTTTGCAAATTCATTTTTGTAATAATCAACATCTTTGGTGCCAGTGTCTTTCCCAGCCTTAGTATCTTCATAATCCTTCATGGCCTCTACAAGAGCCGCTTCAAACGGGTCTGTAGGAGGGGTTTGTTTCGGTGTGGCATCATTTTCTCCGCCGTCATCAAGCGTTGGCTTTGTTTCAATTAGCACATCACCTTCACCATCATTAGCGCCAGCAGGAGGCTCAACACCAAGGCCAGCGGCTCCAATGTCAACATCTAGGTTCGGATCTCTTGATTCTGGTATTGTGCCACCAAATGTTGCGTCACCCGGCTGATCTCCTCCACCAGTTAAAGGCATTCTTTCAGACCCTATGCCTCCAGCAGAAAGATCTGGATTAAATATATCAATAGAATTTATTGCATCTCCACTAGCCATTGTTTGATCGGCTGTATACGGATCTGGCATGCCGCTAATACCTGTTCCATCCATAGCAGCCCCAACTAAATTAGGACTTATTGATCCAGATCCACTTGTAAGATTTTTTATAGCTTGAAGGATACCTGATTGAGCAGACTTTCTTGCATTAATTGCTTCAGTCTGAGTAGGGTACATGCCCAATAATTTACCCAGCATACCACCGCTTGCCGCATCCTGACGAAATGCCGCTTCTGCGCTGCCAAGACCGCCGACATTTATTGGGTTGCTTTTAACAGGTCCAATTCCTGTACCAACTGGAAGGATGGGTGCCGCCATATCTACGCTCTCCTATGCACTTACGCCAGAAGGCTTAATACCTTGAAGCGCAGTGTATGCACCAATTCCAGCCAAGAATGGATTGGTAGCTGGAGTAGTAACAGATTTAAATGTCGAAGATAATCCCGCGCTAGGAATGCCTTTAAGAAGGTTCTGACCAATTTCCATTCTTGTAAATGGCTCTTGAGCGGATTGCAGTTGATTTTGACGCTGTGCCTCAAGAACCTGCGATTGGAAGTTACGCCCTGTTTCGCCTAGCTGTGAAAGCATGCCAAGATCAGCGCGACCAAGCTCTGACTGTACACGGCCTATATCAGCCGTTGTACTGGCAAGACCACCAAACGCTTGTCCTAAACCACCCATAAGCTGTGCGGCTTTTTGAGAAGACGTTAAAGCGTCACCAAAACCCTTACGCTGTGCATCGCCTATGGCGGCTAATCTACGTCCTTCTGCTTCCCCTTCCATAATGCCTTGTCTTGAACCACCAAAAGCACCAGCCTGAACTGCGGCTGCATTACGTTTCTGTTTTCCAATTGCTGCTTGGCGGTTTATTTCGTCAATAACATATGACTGATATGGGTTCATATATTGCTGAACAGCCGCCGCAGGATTTGACAAAAGCCCAAGACCGCCACCTAAAGCGGCCTGACCGCCGAGGGTCTGTCCAGCCGCTCCTAAAACAAATGGGGCGTAAGAGCCAACCATTCCGGGAGCAGCGGCAAAAGCTTGTTGTTGTAATGGATCAAGACCAGCCACTTGCTGAGTAGGAAGATTAATAGGTGCATCAAGAAGACCAGGGCTAGTCTGCGTTGCACCGCTAAACTCACCGAATGCTGTACCAAGTAATCTTTGCTCAAGTCCTTCAAGATAAGGGGCTAGACGATTTACGGTTTCTACTGTTTGTGTAGACATTATGCCATCCCCTCAAATTTATCCATCATACTGTACATTCGATTAAGACCTTGGTTTACATCACCTCCACCCGCACCTTCAACAGCGTCACGGGTCATCACAAACTCACCAGCCGTTAACATGGCTGGCACATCGTCTTTGGTTCCAGAGCCTTCATATGGAGCAATAGGGCCATCACGCCTTGGGTAATTTTGTGGCATACCGCCTTGATTAAAATATTGAACCATACCACCTTGATTATAATTTATACCGCCCAATTGACCCCCCGGACCTCCAGCGCCATACGCACGGCGCTCAAATGATCCTCTATTGTCTTCTTCTTCATCACTACCAAATAAAGAATCCGCAGCTTGCGCTGCCAATCCAGCAAGAACACCCTCGCCCACTTTTGTATTAGCGAGTTTAAATAATAAATTTTCGTCACCTGAATCACCTGCAAATCCAAGACCTTGTAGTAATTCAGCAGACATGGTTTTAGCGGCTGTAGGCTTTGAAACACCTTGTATGACATTACTAACAACACTTTCTGGAATAGATGTTTGCCCCGTTCTTAGAGCCATAGGGTCAGATGCCATGTTTCTTGCATATTGAAGAGGAGAAATGGCAGTTGTGCTTTGATCAGCTATTTTCCCAGCTTGACCCGCTCCGCTAAACATGGTCTGCCCTAACCCACCAAGCAACGCTGATTTAAGAGCATCTTTAGGTTTTGCTCCTGTAAGAAGTCCAATACCACCTGATAATAAAGCGCTCTGCACTGCTGGATTTGCCATAATCCCTGTTGCGCCACTAAATAAACCACCAGCAGCAGGGCCAAGAAAAGTACCAGCAACAGCAGGAAGAGCAACTTTTACAAGATCATCAAGAAATCCCATGACTGGATCCTTTAATTAAGAACAATTGTTCGTGTTTAGACTTTAACATCATTACGCTCTCTCTACAAGTATCGTCAATTATGACACTGCTACTGTGACTGTTCCAACAGAACCTGTTGCGGAAACAGACCCACCAAACACCTCTGTTTTACCAATTACCTTTAAAAACCCGCCGTCTGCTATGTAAATATCGCCTTGTTGCAACAAATTGTTATTACCGTCTGTAGGCACTTCCTGAAAATTTAACTGCGGATTTTGCATTTGCCTTAAAAATATCTCTAAGGCCCTGACTAAGTCACTTAAATACCTAGCATCCACCTCTTGCGGGGGAGAAGGAAGTCGTGGAAACGGGGTTACGTTCGTAGCCATTAACGCCTCCCATCTTGTCTAATATCCACACGAGGACTGCCCAATCTCCATCTTACACCTAAAGCAGAACAATCAACTTTTATAGAAAAAGCTCTACCACGAAGCCTGACATCCGCTTTATTAGTATATTGCTCAAAAGGCACTGTTGTAGAAACGGCGTTTCTATCTACTTTAGATATTTCAGATTGCAAATAGCTACCCGCAGGAAAATTGTTTGATTGCAATGTAACATTCACGGTAGGTGAACTTGTAGTAGAACCATTAAATGTAAAATCTGGTATCAATCTCCGGATAAACGTAAACTGATCCCCATCTCCCATATCTATGGGGCTAGACTCTATCCTAGAAGTCATTATAGAGCCGTCATCACTATAACCTGTTTCGTGGTTGTATAGATAACCACTCTCTGCCGCTATTGGAAAGGTTCTTATACCCCTGTCTAAAAAAGCAGACCTGCCTAAATTGCCATAATACCAAGTTTGTTCTGCATAATTGTAAATGACATACCGGTCATTCTCTCCAGTTCCGCCATTAGCAACAGAATTTGTATTGGAACAATAAAACCAGACTACCTCACTAAATTCTGAGATTATCCCAGCAAATACTTTATGTGCCTGATCATAATTAAAATCAAAAAACACTCGCTCTTTTACGGTACAGGGTAACTGCTGCGTCTTACCATCATATACATAAAAGTTTTGTCTACCCATCCAGAACACTGCATCTTCTACCGCTATGGCTGCATTTGGACCCATAATAGTTGTATTAGAAGCAAGAGGTTGAATACCAAAAGTAAACGGAGCACCGATAAACTGCATAGAATGCACCGAGCTATCCGTAAAAATTATAATTTCACGTTTAGTTTCTATTGCTCTTACAAACTCAGAACCGGAACCAATTCTTAAATCGCCAGCAGTATTAGTAGCTTTAGGGTTCCAATCAGTTAATGACTCTTGATCAGAGAAACGTATTAACAAAGGGTCTTGTATTGCGCTTCCAACAGGGTTTGTGCCAAATGCAATCACATGGCGATCTACATCTGAAACCATTATTTGTTTTGCTGTTATAGGGGTTGTATCTGCACCTGATACTGTACCTATTTCTACCGCTCTTGTAGTAACTCCACTGCTTTTATCCCAGTAGAAAATTGCGCCATCTCTAGGGTTAAGTAATAAGTCTTCTCCGAAGTTATCGTGGCTCCACATTCGCAGAGAGGTGGTAACGCCTATAGCGGCACCAGAACCCCAAGTACCTCTGCCCCAAGTACCTGCACCCCAGCCATTGCCGCCAACACCTGTATTCAAACCAGCATTGATCTGATATACACCATCAACACCTGATCCACCATTACCACTATCACTAGCATTTGCTGTTACAGTAGCTCCTGTAGTGTCTTTAGCGGTGAAAGTGTAGGTATTTGCAGTTGGCACTGAGTCTATCTGATACTCTTGATTAAGAACAGCCGCCGTTACTAGACCGCCTAAACTAACCGCGCCAGCTATAGTTACAAAATCACCTTGCACCGCGCCATGACCAGTGTCGGTAGCTGTAATAGTAGAAGAACCATCTGTCGCAGCAAAAGTAATGCCGTTAGTGGTTGTAGCTCTTATGGGAGTGACATCATAAAACGCTTGGCCTTGTTCTATATAATATTTTAGATGCGTTCCCACACCTAAAAAATCAGACCCATCAAGCGCGACCCAATTAAACAACGCTCTAGCTGTGCCAAGATAAGTGTTTGACGAATACTTTTCCCAACCACCGATTACTTCTGGATACCCCAGCCTAAAGCGCACCTTATCACAATCAACCCAACCACCTTCATTTGAATAAGAGGTTATATCACGGTTAATTCCGGGTCTAAATTGGAGCTTGGTTAGAGGCACAAATAACTCCTTTATATAGCATCAGGCCAGTCAGCAATCGGCGCATTGCCAGTTGGCTTGCCATCACTGTCAACAGGCACATCGTACAACGCCATAAACGCAGCAAGGTCAGCAGCGTTAGTAATTTTTGTCTCTATCGCCGCACAAGCCGTTCTGACAGCATCTCTATAAGTGCTGACTGCGCTTGGAATTGCTGTAGACTTCTCTGATTTTCTTGTCACATACCAGTCGTATGGCGCAAGCTGACCAGCCGCTTGGGTTTTAGCTAGGGCTATGGCATTGGACTTGAGGCCAAGCGTTACAAGCTGGTTGCCATCAGCGTCATTGACAGGATTACCATCTTCATCAACCTCGTTAATATCTGTGAGTGAACGAGGTATTAAACTGCCATCAGCATTACGCCCCCAATAGAAGCGGTTGTCGTGGGCAGCAACTTCATCTTCCCATGTAAGACCTATGGCAGCTTTTTCATCTGCACTGTAGTTGTTCCACACGGCAGGGTACGAGGTGCCGTTGTTATCGACCCACGCCTTGCCAACTCTGATTATTCTGCCTGAGTATTTCCACGGCATGTTAGTTTCTCCTATCGTGCATTAGCAAATTTGAAGGGCTGTTCGGCAAAGGCGAGGTAGATAAAGGTCTTTCCTGATGAGTTATAGCCACCCCCAGTGCTTCTTAACTTAACTCCATTACTGACAAAATCTAAAAACGTACTGGCCACTTCTGCGCCATTGGTATTTGCTTTAAGCCGTTTTGTAGTTACATTAAATGGGTCACGAGTAGCATCGTGAATTTCCCAATCCTCACTATTATCAGTTGCGTTTTTTATAAGAATCCAAGCTGGTCTGAATCCTGTGTAAATGAAGTTGCCATCTGCATCTCCGTTTCCAGTGTAGCTGCCCGCCCTCGAATACCCTTCAATGCTTTTAAAACAATAGGCAATTATATCTTCATCAGTTGCTGATAAATTTCCATTAGATTGAAATTTTACTGTGCTAGAACTTACTGCGTTCCAATATGTAGAGCTTATGAAGGCGTTAGACCCTAGAGAATCACCTAGAAAACCAAGATTCAAACCTAAAGCAGAATGATATATAGCCCAATAGTTGCTACTGGTTCTTGATTTTAACCAAACCATATCTGGGGCGGAGCCTAATCCGTGTGGAAAAGTACAAAAACCATCTGCTGCTCTAACAGTATTCTCAAAACTAACAATGCTAATTCCGGCTGTTGTGTTTGCTTGAACAGCCGCTTGGTCTGCTGTCCCCGCACCAATCAGCCTAATGTTGCTGCTACCGCCAGCCGAAACATTACTTGAAGTGCCAGCATTTATTTTCCAGTTCCAAGCGACATAGGTTGCGCCACTATTCCCGCCCCAAATACCAGAGCCAGAGCCAGAGCCAATCGTAAAGCCGTCAGAATCAAAACTTTTTAGCCCATTAGCATCAGTTGATTCAGCGCTGTCTGTGTTTGGGAACAAAGTTTCGGTGGCTCCACGAACCGTGTCAGCGACCCCATGATTATCAGAAGCGGAGCGTTTTTTCGCCCATACCCAGTCAGGCTGAAAACCTACCCCTGTTATAGATAAAGTTGTAGCACCAGTTCCTGTATAGGTCACCGTATTGAAATACTCAGTGCCATCAATGATGTCTACGTCTGGCAAGTTCTGAGAACAAAGAGCAAGGTATCCGCTTGGCGGTGCATAGGCAAAACTGCCGTGACCGTTGCCATCAGCGTTGCTGTTGGCTGTAGCTTTTAATCCACTAAAGCTGCTGTCTTGCCCAAAGTTAAATACTTGTGTGGATTGTGCGGTGTAAAGCATAGGCAAGATTGTGGTAGGTAAATTACTAAAAGCCTCGCCTGACCCAGCGGCAGGGTCACCACTGAACGTATTGTCTATGCCAAACCAAATCTTTTTGTTGTCCATATCAACAGCAACTTGAACAACTTTATTTTGTGCTACTGTACCAATCGTACCAGATAAGTTTGTATAAGTGCTAGTATTACAAGCGTAACCTCTGTCGGTTAAAGCCCACTCATTTGAGGCCGCACCTGAGTTAGTTCCGTTTCCGCTATACGCCCCAGATGACAAAGCTGTATCTGCATCAAAAACACCTGTGGCAGTTTGATTCCCTAAACCAGTTGCATCTGTTCGCAACATTTCAAAATACCACTTACCGCTTGAAACAGCAGTTGTGCCAGCAAACCTATTATCTCCACCGTAAGACGAACCAGCAGAGATTTGTAAGTTGCCTTCCGAAATGGTGACAGTGCCGTCTAATCTTTTATGAAGCGGGTTTGCGGTGCAAAAGTTATTCGTTGGCGTATCCGGCACACTATCCCGATAATCTAGATTCACAGGTGTGAAGTGATTGCCGTTGGTGCTTACATCTTTGAAGAAGGCTGCTTCACGAGTGTCGGCAAAGGCCATATAGATGTATGTGCCGCCTGATGCGTTTGTTCTACCGTTTGAAGAAGTAGGAGTAAATCCGGTAGCAGTAAGTGTTATTGCATTATCACCAGTATTTTCTACTGCGGTTGTATTTGCAAATAAAAATGTATCGTTGGGGTTAGAAGGCTGTCTAGTTGAATCTATGATGTGCCATTCATTGGCAGCGTCAGTGCGCTTCACCATAAGAAATGCGGGGCGAAACCCTAATGTTACTGAATGACTTGACCCTGTTCCAGAATAAGAATCAAACTTACTGTAGCCAGAAATATCTGTCCAAGCGTAAAAAACTAATTCTTCACCTGAGTTAAATGCCGCCCCAATGCTAAACACTGTTGAGGTTGGCGCAGTATCGCCCCAGAAAGTCGCATCGTCAGCCGTTGCCCCATCGCTATTTAGGCGTAAATAATCTGTTTCTGGATTGGCAGTGTTGCCAGAATGATAAATAGCCCAGCTTCCCGTTCCATTTGTACGTTTTACGATTAGCCAATCGGGGGCTGCCCCAAGCCCATGCGCCACTGTTTCAGTGCCAGAGCCTTTTGTAAAAGTTCCAATAGAAAAGCCCTGAGATGTGTTTGCCGACAATCTAGTTGCAGCTATTGACCCAGCCAATGCTGAACCAAGATTGCTGCCATCTATCTTGACTGACCCCGCTGTTGGAGTTGCCCCTGCACCAGCACTGTTGTCGGCTGTAGGTGCGCCGCCAGCTTCCCAGCACCAGCCAACATAAGTGTCTGAACCAGAGTTATACGCACCATTGTCTGAACCAATCGTGAAGCCATCAGCATCAAACGAAGCCAAGCCAACGCTGCTTGGTGTAAAATTAGCGTTAGTATTATTAGATTCTAGCGCAATATTTGCACCTCTAACTGTGTCAATTAAAACATGCGCGGAAGTGTTTGTACGTTCTTTTATCCAAACTAAATCCGGCGACAGCCCCAATCCGCTGATGCTTTGACCAGACGACAACCCATTGCCGGAGTATGTAACAGTGTTGAACCCCTCACTAACAACATCATCCTTAAATGTCAGGTGAAAACCATTGGTTCCGAATGTTAAACCGCTGGTATCTTTTGGTATCCAGATACCGTCCTTAGTCTCGCCAAAGCTGGATGGAGTTAATGCAGCCCCATCTATAAAGTTAACTTCAGCTATGTACCCATCGTAATATCCACCACCATTCACAGAGCCAATTCGGTGTTCTACTGCGGCATTAGTTCTAGTATCAGCATTTTGAGTTGGATAAGTAGATATTGAAAAGTCTGTTAATTGAGTTCCGTTTACATAGAACTTTACTCTGTTTGCAGCAGTGCCTTGAGCCGTATCAACAGCAAGCACAATATGATACCACGCAGATGTGTCACGCAGCAGCGCAGTTGCCCGAACTTGATAAACATATACTGAACCATTCCAGTAAGCATATTCAAATTGGTCTGTAGAGCTATTACTAATTTTTATAAATTCAGGTGTGCTTGAACTACCTATACCTAAAAGATAACCGTCTATATCTAATGTTGATTTTTTAGCCCATGCGCTAAAAGTCCACAACCTTTGGTTGCCAGCAGACGCAGGGGTTCTGGTTAGGGCTGATGACTTGCCATCATCAAACTTCAACGACTGGTCAAGTAGGTGGTCATAAAAGCCTGTGCTTACTTCGCCTGAACCTGCTGCTTGAATTATACTCATAATTAAACCCTAAGTTAAGATAGCCGTAGCACCTACAAGAATTGTATTATTCCCACTAGCCGCAGTTACATAATATGTCACAAAGTAAGTACCTGTTGCACTAAGCGCGGTTAAAATATCTGCATTAATAGCTACATCTGCGTGTGCGCTAACTGTATGATTACCACCATTAACAAACTTAATGCACCCTGATTGACCCGCAGCTTTATTTGTAAATGTCATTGTGACACTTCCGGCTGTTGTCGTAGTAAAATTGTTCGCTGTTGCTAAATCATAAGTCGCATCATTTTCAGCGGTTATTGTGCTGCCAATTGCTCTACCAACTACTGTAACATCATCATTTACAGTTAAAATTGTTGTGCCTGTCGCAATGGAAGCTACAGTCGCATCTGCATCATTTTTAATTGTAACATCTGATGTAGAGCCTTGGCCTGTAAGAATTAAACCCTCTGCCGCAGTAAAACCAATCGCCGCATCATCTCCGGCAGCAGTATCTCCTGTTGCTTGCAAAGTCCCTGCTGCAACAATATCAGCAGCAGCGTTGAATGTACCAGCTATAGATAAATCAGTAAGGGCATCAACTACTGCCGCGCCGCTTCCTGCACCATCCAAATAGACCATAGATACCTGACCATTTGGTATGGTTACATTTGCTCCAGATCCTTGGCTAATAATGATGCTATATGGACCAGAGCTACCGCTATCTGTGGTGGCATTCTCAATTATATGAACCCTGCTATTAGTATTCGGACCAATAGTGATTGTACAGTTGGAGTCTAAAGCACCTGTATACTTGATATACATGGCTCTAGCTTGGTCGGTAGATCCATCAGCCACTGTGCTTGTATGGGTATTAGCATTTGTAGTTATGGCTTCTGTACCATAACCAAAGGCTTCCCCGATAAGCTCAAGGTTTGTATTAGTTGTTGTTCCCCAAGTACCAGAACCATCGCCAGTACCTAATTCATTAAGTCTTAAATCATTTACATAGGTGCTTGCCATTTTTCTGTCCTTATGCCGCTATATCTGTCCAGTTTGGTGTCTGTGACACTGTTACACCAGCCCAGTTTGGTGTCTGTGATGGGATAATTTCCCTGTAGAGTATTTCTTCTCCCACCGCACCTGTTGCCAAAACCCCGGTTGGAAACACGCCTATTGACTGAATAGGGGCTACTGTTCCTGTTCCTAATGTAGCAGTTATAGAATTACCTGTAACCGCAAAAGTTGCTGTGCCTGTTTCGGTAGTGTTTCCTAACGCACCTGTTCCAACAGACCCTGTGACCGCAAAAGTCGCTCCTCCGGCTACACTTGCACTACCAACTGCGCCAGTTCCTGCAACGCCTGTAACAGCAAAAGTCGCTCCTCCGGCTACACTTGCGGATCCAACCGCTCCTGTCCCTGCCGAACCAGTTACCGCAAAAACAGACGAGGCATCAGAGGTTACATTGCCTACTGCTCCTGTTCCAGCTACCCCCGTTACCTCTACAGCAGAGCCTTGGTTCCAAGCATCGGAACCCCAAGTTCCTCGTCCCCAACCTGAAAGAAGATCTGACACAGGCTACCTCATTAGGCTATTCGTATAATAGCGTTACTAGCATCTGCCGTAGGGAACTGAATTGTAAACGTCCCAGAAGTGGATGTTTTATTAGAGCTAAAATCTAAAACACACACAGCTTTGTCACTGTTAGTGTCGTTGTATATCAACGCACCCATTGCAGTAATTGTAGCTGTGGTAAAGCTAATGTCTGCAAAATCAGTCAATGCTGTTGTGCCAGAAGTGGTTGGAGCAACTTTAGTAAGAGTACCACCACCCGCCGTGTAAGAGCCGCTGTTGGCTACCTCACCCGTGGTTGTATAAGCTGTCGTTGCTGCACCAAGAGTAGCTGTAGTGCTAGACTTACCGCCGCCACCCTCTGCATAAAGTGCCAACTTAAAAGCGTTACCATTTGTTGCGAAATTGTGTGTTCCTAGCATCAACTCTTGTTTAAATGCTGTACACATTGCTTGTGCGATTGCCATTACAGTCTCCCAATAGCGTTTGCTAGTTCCAGTTGCCCAGCCTCACGGACCTTGGCGCAAATACTAGCACGTTCTTCCTTTCTAGCCAACTCTATATAATATTGTGCTAGATTTCTTACTCTATCCCTAAATGCTTCAGCTTGAAGACGAATAGGCTCTGGAGCATCATCAGATATGTATATCAACTTATTCGCCAACATATCTGCTATTTGATCGTTAGATAAACCACCGTTTTCGGAGGTCACTATGTTAACGGCTCCCACACTTCCTGAACCTAAATCAAACATGATCGTGTCTCCCAAAAATAACCGGGTTACTCTCCACTGGCTCTGGGGGTTGAATCTTGGACTGTTTTGTTATCAAAAGACTACCGTTTTCAACCGTTTGAACTAAAGGATCCTCTAGTCTATGATACCCATACAGTTTTTCATTATCGGGTACATTAGTGTCCATCAACCCAGATCGATGCGCTATTTCTATTTTTATGCCTTTTGAAATAGCTGTAGCACACCAAAACTCTACACAAGCTCTTCCAGACTCCGCCATGTTTACGTTTTTATAAGTAAAGTCTATGCCAAACAAGCATATCTTATCTACTTTTTTCCAAACGGCATAAGCCATAGCATAAGCTACAGTGTTATTGAAATAACACAGTCCAGTAGCTTTAGCTATTTTTTCCAATGGATACAACTCTATAGACGGAAAATCGGGGTGTTCTACACAAGAGTATATAGGAGCGGTGTTTTTAGCTAAAAACTCTCTAGCTATTCCTGTTTGAGAACCGGCGTTTTCTGTGTCTAAAAATCTTGTGACTGGATCCATCATAAATGTTCGATCTACATGAATAATTCCACCAATACAATTTATACCCCAAACTTCGTCAAATTCTTGCGAAGCAACTCGCGCCGAAATATAGTCAGCGTAGCTGCCTCCAAGCCCAACAATAGCTATTTTCATGTTTTAGTTGCCCTTACTAGCCCTTCACGATATGCGTCTGTATTTTCTACGCCCTTTGCATAATTTTGCAGTCTTTGAACAGACTCTGCATACCTAGCTATATAAAGCTGAAGCATATCTGTTTCACCTTTCATAAAGGTATAAGCCTCTATAAGACTCGCATACAAAATAGCGTTAGGTGCGTTTTCACTTAACCAGGTTAATGTTGTGTCAGCAGAAAGCGAAACAATTATACCTGTTGCTCCACTTGTTCCACCTGTAACTGTTTCTCCAACAGTAAAATCACCCGTAGGAAGAGTTATCACAAATTCAGTAACAGATGTTATTGAATTTATAGTGGTGCTTTCCCCGCTGGTTCCACCAGTGATAATTTCATTGGCTGCAAATGTTCCAGAAACATCACTTACTGTTAACGTGACTTTGCTTGCTGCAAGGCTTACAGGTCTATAATAGTAATGAAGTTCAGACGCAAAGTTTGCATTTGGAGTGGGGGCAAGTATAAAGTTGTTTACATCATACACGGCATAATATTTTGGAACACCAGTTGCGCCCGTAGGATTAAACTCTTGTAAAAAATTAACATCTTTTTGCAACAAAAACTCTTTTGAACTAGAGTTCTCTATAGATAAACTAAAAGAAGCTAAATAATCTGTAGGCACTGCCAAGAATTGATTTGCAGAAGTCATTACTCCAGAAACATTTTTGCGGAAGTAATCTAAATCAACTTCTTTTAGAAGTCTTTCTTCTGCATTTTTAATAAAAGTATTTAAATTTGAGACAAAAACAGTTTCCTGATTGTCTGTAAAATCTTTTATAGCTTTTTTTAATTCTGTATATGTATAACTCATGGTGTGTTCGCCTGTCCGCCCATGCCGCTATGATTGGTGCAATAATAGTACAACGTAGGAGCGCCACTGGCTACGGTTATTTGAGTATAAGCTCCTGAAGAGCCAGGAGTGCCGCTAGTCGTAACCCCTGTCGTATATTGAGAGCCACCGCTGTGGGTTCCGCCAGAAGTTGTAGAGAACCTTAAAGGATGACCAGAATTACTGTTATCAGACTGGTCAAATCTATAAGTGTTGCCTTCTGCCAAGTTGACTGTATCTTGCCTGACTCCATCAATATAATATTTATTAGCTCCAAGATAAGAAGCAACTGTAACGGCGTAAGTAGTAGTTATAGATGTTCCAGTGCCTGAAGCTGTAACCGTTCCCACTAAACCAGTTCCTGTAACGCTTGTTACGATTGCGCTAGTTGGTGTAATGACATTACCGCCAAAGGTGACAGTTCCAATTTGACCCCGCATTTCAGGTATTAATGGCTGAAACAACAGTGTTGTTAAATTAAATGCAGGGAAACTAACTGTAGCGCCAATTATATTGTTGGTATCAGGGCGAGGATCTCTTAATGCTTCAGCATCTATGGCATGACGAACAGGTTGTATTTGTGGATGCTTTTCTTCCCATTCGTCTTTCCCAACAAGCAAACCGTTCCATTCTTTACGCATGTCACGCAAACGATACCTGAAACCAGATCTGTCAGAAATGCCATAAGCATCTTTTCCAGAAGCAAACCTTCCCATCATCTAATACTATAAAACTGAAGGTTAGGGCTTACACTGAATGACGCTCTGTCACGATCCTCTGCTTGAGCTTTGTCAAACTCTTCGTCGTATATGGTTTTTAATACCTGTATTCTGTCTGGCGCTTTCTTAATGGATAAATAATAAGCAAGCCCAGCAGCCAAACATGGATAGAATCGAAATGGTATGTCTACTGTATTAGTAAACGTATCAGCGTCATCTATCCTTGTGAGAGAGTCATAAACCAGTACATCTGTACTGTTTTCAGGTGTAGGCCATATTTTAATTACAGGCGTTACTTGGCGATCAACAAAGAATTGAGAAGGACGAGCCTGAGTGTCTTTAGAGTTTATTGACAAATAAGCATCTCTGCTAACTCTGCTCATAGACAAATCAGAGTCGCTTCTCCGCACTATCATAGACAAAACATCAATAACGTCTGCGCCAAGAGTGTAACTAGAAGTTCCTTGAGTAAGGGCTTGCGTTCTTTGCGTTATGGTCCACTGGTTTAAACCACGATTAGCCCAATCAGCAAACATTAAATTCAAAGAACGCTTTGCAGTTTTTAGGTCATAACCTGTTTTGACTTCCAAGCCACAACGCTCAAAAGCTTCTTCAATGTAATCAGATACATCTAATTCAAAATCAGTTGACCCAGAAACAGCCATTACTTAATTAATCCCATAGCCATAAGTTTGCGAGGGGAAACTTGTTTAGCGGCACCGCCACCTGCCATCTTTTTAGGAGCAACTTTTCCGCCGCCACGCATACGCCTAGCTTTTTTAGCAGCACCGCCACCCATCATTTTCTTAGGTGCAGTTGCACCGCCGCCACGCATGCGTTTAGCTTGTTTTTTGGCACCTACCATTCTCGTGTCTCCTATATCTGCGGTTTAAGATCAAATTGACGTAATCTTCTGTATCATAATTTTGATAGTATCCCATTTTTTCTAGCTTTTGACTAGCCTCATCTAATTCTGACAGTCTTTGTATGAATACCATCGTAAAATTTGTTTGAAAAGCAAGCAACCAAACATCCATTTTATTGTAGGCAAACCATTCATTCATTGCCACACAAGCTGCCTCAACCTCTTCGTATGTTTGTGATGGCTCCTCTTCTAAACAGATTACAATTGAATGTTTGTCGTTAAAATTCTTGCATTGCGCCGCTACAGTTTCCCACAAATCCTGCCTGCTAACACACTCAACTATTTTTAACTTGTCTTCTTTAAAGGCTTTTTTTGCATAAGGACAAGGAGCAAAACCCAAATCAGGATCCACCACACTTAAATCATTCATAACCCAGTCTTCAATTAACTTTAAGATTTCTTTCTTCTCTTTAATGACTTCACCCTTCTTGGCTTACCTGCTGGTTGCCCAAGCCTTCTCTTTTGTGATACCCTGCTACGCTTCTCAGCGGCTGTCATTTCTTTGGTTGTTTTGGGGGTCTTAGAAGAGACACGCTTGGAGGGGCGGCAATATGGAG